GGCATTGGTGTCATCCTGTACCCTGATGGGTTTGAAAACTTCAAAAATATCGTTAAGGGGGTGTTAGATTGCAAGTGTCACATTCCCGTGTTGAATGCTTCAGTAGTTGTAAACGAAAGTTCCAAATGCGCTATTTGGACGAACTGAAGACCATTCCTGATGACAAACCTGACAACGCATTATATTTGGGAACTGCGCTGCACACAGGTTTGGAAATCGGTGTGGAAGAAGCAATTCAGCAGTATTACAGCAATTATCCCATTATCACGGATGAACACATCAATGAAGCAATCAAATTGGAAGTCATGATTCCCAAGGCAAAAGCAATGATTCCTGACGGATTGAATGAAGTTCCAATTGAAGACCGTGACTTCAAGGGATTCATTGACCTTCTGGTTCCTGTTGGAAATGAAGGTGGAATTGAAATCTATGATATGTATGATTTCAAGTATTCCAACAACAAACAGAATTACTTGAATTCAGGACAGCTTCACGAATACAAGTATTTCTTTGAAAAGAACAACCCTTTGTGTTCTATCAGGAATATGTATTTCCTGATGGTTCCCAAGTCTAAATGTAAGCAGATTAAGGGTGAAGATTTGACTTCATATAGACAGCGGTTGTTGATGGATTTGAAGACACTGACACCGGAACTTGTTCCAATTCAGTACAATCCAGACAAGGTGATTCACTTCCTACTTCAGACAAAAGGTCTGTTGGAAGCTGACACATATCCCAAGCACACAGGATTTCTTTGCAGATACTGTGAATACCAAGCATATTGCGAAAAAGGAGAAGATTATATGTTATTACCTGAAAACAAACGCAGAAACCTTGAAACCACAACCAAGAAGGTTGTTTGGATTTATGGTTCCCCCTTCAGTGGCAAGACCACTTTTGCAAACCATTTCCCTGACCCCCTGATGTTGAACACGGATGGCAACTTCAAGTTTGTGGATGCCCCTGTCATTCATATCAAGGATGAGGTTGAAAACGGTAGACTTGCCAAGCGTACTTTTGCGTGGGAAATGTTCAAGGATGTTCTTCTGGAACTGGAAAAGAAGGATAACACATTCAAGACCATTGTTGTTGACCTTCTGGAAGATTTCTATGAACATTGTAGACGTTATGTCTGTCACCAAAAGGGTTGGGATCATGAATCTGATGATTCTTTCCGTGCATGGGACATGGTACGAACTGAATTCCTGTCCACCCTGAAGCGTCTGATGAATCTGGACTATGAAAACATTGTCCTGATTAGTCACGTTGATAGCACTAAGGACATTACCAAAAAGGGTGGTGACAAGGTTACGGCAATCAAGCCGAACATGAACGATAAGGTGTCCAACAAAGTTGCAGGTATGGTGGACATTGTTGCCCGTACCATTGCAGATGATGGTCAGTATGTCCTTTCCTTCAAGCGCAATGAAGTCATCTTTGGTGGTGGCAGACTGAAGTTCAAGGCTGCAGAAATTCCCCTTGATTACAAGGCATTCTGTGACCTGTACGCAGAAGCAAATGCAAACATTGTTCCTACACAGGCAGAACCTGTGAAGGTGGTTTCTTCTACTGAAAATGTCCCTTCTGAAGATACAAAGGAAGAAAATAATGTTCCTTCTGAAGAAGTTGCACCGGAACGTGCAATTCAGACAGAAAGTGACACCACTAATGTGGACAATGAACCTGCACCTGTCCGCAGACGTAAGCGCAGAGCAGAATAATTCAACATTAAGATTTTTGAAAGGAAGTATTTAGACATGGAAAACAAGAACATTTTTGCACAGTGGGACAACGCAGTTGATATGGAAGGTCTTCAGAAGGACATTCAGGAAGCCAAGGAAAACGGTGGTGGCAACTTCAAGGAAGTTCCCCACGGTCAGTATGAAGTTTCCATTGAGAAGATGGAACTGAAGGCAACCAAGACCAAGAATGACCCCATGGTTTCTGTCTGGATGAAGATTGTCAGTGGTGAATTCAAGGGTTCCCTGATTTTCATGAATCAGGTTATCACACAGGGTTTCCAGATTCACATTGTCAACGAATTCCTGCGTTCCCTGATTGAGGATTGTGCAGATTCCCCTGTGGTTGAATTCAAGTCCTATGCACAGTATAACAACCTGCTGATGGACATCCATGAACTGATTGCAGATTCCTTTGAATATGCCGTTGATTACGGTCAGACCAAGAAGGGTTTTGATACCTTTGAAATTACCGACATTTACGCACTGGAAGATTAAGTGATTGATAGGGGAAGCGGTGAAATTCCGCTTCCCCCTTCACAAAACTTCAAAGGGGATCGGTGATTGTAAATGCTTAAAATTTTAAGTTTGTTTAGCGGAATTGGTGCATTTGAAAAGGCATTGGAAAACCTGAATGTTCCTTATGAACTGGTTGCTTTCTGTGAATTTGATAAGTACGCAACCAAATCATATTGTGCCATTCACGGTGTTGATGAATCCAAGAACCTTGGTGACATTACAAAGGTTGATGAAACCAAACTTCCCAAAGACATTGACATTTTGACCTATGGTTTCCCGTGTCAGGATATTTCTTTGGCAGGAAACAAGAAGGGTTTGTTCAATGAAGATGGAACAAAGACCCGTTCTGGTCTGTTCTTTGATGCGATGCGGATCATTGAAGCAACAAAACCCAAGATTGCCATTGCTGAAAATGTGAAGAACCTTGTTTCTAAGAAGTTCATGGTAGAATTCCAAATTGTTTTGGATTCTTTGGAGCAGGCAGGTTACAACAACTATTGGCAGGTTTTGAACGCAAAGGACTATGGTGTTCCGCAGAATCGTGAACGTGTGTTCATTGTCAGTATCAGAAAGGACATTGACCATGGACTGTTCCAGTTTCCTGAATCGTTCCCGTTGAAAAAGCGGTTGAAGGACGTTCTGGAAGATGAAGTGGATGAAAAGCATTACCTAAAACAAAAAGATGTTGATAAATTCATACAAATTGAATCCAAGAATGAAAATGGATGTAAACAAGTTGGTTTTTTGAATAGACCTACCACACATGATTTTTCAAATAGAGTGTATTCTACTGACGGAATTGCAAGAACCCTGATGGGTTCTGGTGGTAATCAAAATGACAAAGCAGGACAGTATTTGGTGGAAGCAAAGATTGAAGTGCTTGGACGGTTAGACATTAAGGGTGTGGATCAAGTTAAAAGGGTTTATGGTGAAACCGGAATTTGTCCAACGTTAAGCACCATGCAAGGTGGGAATAGACAACCCAAAATCCTTGTTCGTGAGAATATCAAAAAGGGTTATGTGGAAGCCGTTGAAGGGGATTCTATCAACCTTGAACGCATAAACAGCAAAACAAGACGTGGACGAGTTGGAAAACAGATTGCACAAACATTAGTTGCCTTCTGTAATCAGGCTGTTGTGGTGGATGAAGATGAATAAAGGGGTTGGGGATGAAATGCGTATCAGAAAACTGACACCAAAGGAATGTTTCAGACTGATGGGGTTTGATGATGAATCGTTTCACCGTGCAGAAGCAGTGAACAGTAACACACAGCTTTACAAACAAGCAGGTAATTCCATTGTGGTGGATGTGTTGGAAGAACTGTTCTGCATGATGCTTGATGAAAACGGTGAAATCTACGTTTGATTAAGATAAATGATGGGTGATTAACTTTGATTTTTTATGACTTTGAGGTTTTCAAGGAAGACTGGTTGGTTGTACTAATTGACCCTTCCAAGAAGCAGGTCACGGAAATTGTAAATGACCCTGACCACCTGAACAGATTTTATGAAGAAAACAAGGATGACATTTGGGTTGGATTCAATTCCAGACATTATGACCAGTACATCCTGAAGGGAATTCTGCTTGGGTTTGACCCAAAGAAAATCAATGACTGGATTATTGTGAAGGGCAAGGACGGTTGGCAGTATTCTTCCCTGTTCAAGAAAATCCAACTGAACAACTATGATGTCATGGGTAATGTTGACCGTGGTCTGAAGTTCTTTGAAGGCTGCATGGGTTCCATGATAAAGGAAAGTTCCATTCCCTTTGACATTGACCGGAAGCTGACTGAAGCAGAAATTCAGGAAACTTTCAAATACTGCCGACATGATGTTGAAGAAACAATCAAGGTCTTCCTTCACAGAATTGATGACTTCAATGCACACATGGGTTTGGTGAAACTTGCCTGTGAAGGTCAGGGATTGGATTTGTCCCTGATTGGAAAGACCAAGGCACAGTTGTCTGCATTCATTTTGAAGGCAGTTCAGAAACCCCATGATGATGAATTTGACATTGATTTTCCTGACACTTTGGTTCTGAAGAAGTACACCAATGTTCTGGACTGGTACAAGGATCAGGACAACCGTTGTTATAAGAAACCAATTGAAGGACGGAAAACGGAACAGAAGACACAGCTTGAAACCATGGTTGCAGGATGTCCGCACCAGTTTGGTTGGGGTGGTGTCCACGGTGCCTTGGAAAAGTACACCGGAACTGGTTTG